GTTGTATTGAACCACTGATAACCCGCATAACCTTCTTCGGGTTGATTCGATTGTATATATCTAAATCCAACTAAACTCATAAAATATCATCCTTTATAATTTCTGAAAACATAGCCAAATAATTAGCGGCTGTTTGCATATCTTGAGTATCTCCATCTATTTGCAATAACCAAGATGCCGCAGCGTACTTTAAAAATCTCTGGTAAGGAACAGGTATTCTTGTATCAATAGGATCAGCGTCAGTAACAAGACTTACAGGTTCTTCGGCATAACCTATGATGCAAGTTCCTGTAGATGGATTGGGCGTAAGCCTTACTTTGTTGCCGTCAAATAAAACCCATCGCTTGGGCGTGCCCACAAGCGTTTGCCAATCTGGATTCTTATTAGTTTCTTGATCAATCGTTGATTGAAGCAACCAAGTGTTATTACCACCCGAAGGTTTATATCCTGCTCTTTTAACATAAATATAAGAATTGGGCAGGGGGAATGTGGTTCCGCTTTTAGTTAATTCCGTCTCGGTGTATGACTTGCCCGTAATTCTAAAGTAATGCTCTACAGCCCAGTTAATAGCCGCATTAACACTTTCATTAGACCAAGAAAGCGATAAAGACTGAACGTCGCCAATAAGCGTTCTTACTTCTGTTTTAACATCACCTAAAGTGTAATTAGTAAGTACGACAGCCATCACCAACCCCAACTAGAAGACCAAGGACTTCCAAATGCGGTGTAGGTAGTTCTCTTTCTTCCGCCAAGGGGTCTTGGAATAACCGCCAACCTTCCGCTTTGGCCAAGTATGGCAATCGCTTTAAGGTTTGACATTTCATAATTAAATTTAAGTTCATAGTTTTTGCCTAACTCAAGGTTCTGGCCAGGGCCAGGCAACATATAGGCTTCCGCAAGCGTTCCGTAGTAAACCGCTTCTTCAGATTCTGGCAACAAGGGTATTTGATCAATCTCGCCCACAGGAATATACGAATAAACGACTCTGAGCCTTGAATCGGTGTTGTAGTTGCTAATCGGAGGCCATAACTTTAATTTGCCTGTAATAGCATCCCAAGCATACATTGACGGATTGCCGAATACGGCATCATTCTTTGGTATATTGTTATCAACATCCACATAGTTTCCTTCTCCAAGAATTCGATAGTCTCCCGTCGCTTCAGTGGGGATGGTGGAAAGACTTGTTTCAAAATTAACATAGTTAACATTACTTCCATTAACACCAGAATAAGTATTATTAGTATCAATACCCGTGCTGATGTTGCCTTGGTTTATATTACTAAACCCAGTATTGCAAAGCCTAAACTCATCAGTAGATGTTTTAACAGCGATACCGCCTGAAGTCCAAATAGAATATTTAGAACTATCCGTTGTATCTAAATCAACGGTAAAGGTGTTGGCTGATACGGCAGTAATGGTTAACAACTTTCCATTAATCTGTGTCATACCCGCAACATTAAAAAGCGTTACGTTATCGCCTACTGCATAGCCGTGAGCCGTGGAACTTACAACGGCCTCTGAGGCAATTGTGATTCCCGTAACAGTTTTATCACTTGCGACTAAAGTATCAATACGGTATAAATCAAAGTGATCAAAGCCGTTAGGGGCGCTGGGAATACTTGGCATCGTAACCGTAACTTGATTAGTTCCACCACTTGTAGTAACGGTGGCTAAGTCTGAGTGACGAGAGACCCAACCCTGACCGCTTTTAGCAGCCACGCAATAGTTGTGTCTTGTGCTATTCGCAAACCCCGTACCTGATGTTGCCGTAACCGTAGGAGAATCGGGCTTGGAGATAAACGAATCCTGCCACCTTACTAAATGTATTCGATTAACGTCATTCCCATTTGGATCCGTTATAGTAACTTGCTCAAGGGGACCTGATATATTACTAATGGTAATTTCATTTTGAGCCAACATTGTAAGTCGGCATATTCTACGAACAAGTTCTTGTGTTAAATAGTCAATCTCGGCTTCTCTAAGGTCAGGTCTATGCAGCCTAGTTTTGCCGAGGATAGACCTTACGGTATAAGCCATTGAGTCTCCTTATTTCTTGCCCTTCATACTTTCAATAATAGCACCCGCTATTTCGGCTTTAGTCATATGGGAGACGGGAACTCCAAAAGTTATGTTGGAATCGCCAGCAATTTTTTGAAGATCCTTGACACTCTTAGCCATTAACTTACTCAGACTAACGGGTGCCTCGCCTTCTTTTTCTTCTACGTCTTCGTAGATAAGGTTAAATTCTTCTGGATTTCTTTCACAATAGGTGACAAAGTTGAGGTTTTTTAACTCGCTCTCTTTATCAAAAACGTTACCCGTTACGGTGTTGGTTATTCTTACAAGTTGTTTTGACATTCTTATCTCCATTAGGAAGAGGAGAGAAGGGGGGCCGAAACCCCCCATTAACTCCTGTTGCGTTTGAGAACGATTACTAAGGATTAGTAAGCGTTGATCAGCACTAGGGATTCGTTCTTAACAACTTTAAATCCGAAGACTTGAAGTCCTTTAATACCGTATCCAAAAGTGTTCTGCAAAGGCATCATTTCGTGCTTGATGAATTGCGAAGCAAACGTCAAGGCACTTTCGTGACCTACGAACATTTTGCTAGGCGAAGCCTGCACGGAACCAACAGCATTGGTTAAGTTGGTGGAAATGTAGAGTTTCATTCCATCAATTTCACCCACAAAGCCGTTACGAAGAGGAGACTCAGCGTCACCCGTGATCATAACTTGCTTTAAGTCTGATTGTTTCAGGTAACGAGCATACTCAGGCGTAACTACCGCCCATCGTTTGCCGTCACGAGGCACATTATTGCCATCCAAAACTTCACCCGCCATCAAAAGAGGCGTAATAAGTTTGGCTTGGCTTAAATCTGCTAAAGCAATCGGAGTTGCATTACCAATGGCAGGAGCATCAGCACCTGTTTGACCAATGGTTTGTGCAGTTGCAATAGAACCCCAAATACCCTGAAGAACGGTTTGATCAACCTTGACGGCCATTTGCATAGCGGCATCTTGAGTAATCATATCGATCAAGGCAAGGTCTGACTGGTAATCATCAATGTAATCAACTTTAAAAGCATAGTATTTCGCTTGGTTGATCAGCAATTGGATCTGTTCATCAGACACATCTTGGTAATTAATAGCACTATTCACTGAATAGTCTTGGATGGAAATGGTGGGGACTTTACGGATATTAACCGTATCACCATAAGCCATAATTTCGCCTTCCCAGTTATGGTTAGCGATGGCGGGAACGGTTGAGGCAGCGTAGAATTTGTCTTGCAGTTTAGCGGAGTAAATCTGCGGAACAAACACGCCAGCCGAAAGGTTCGCACCTGTACGAGCAACTTGATTTGGCATTGTATAAATCCTTTAAAAAGTTAAGAAAAAATTAAAGTTGGAAACCAACAACGGTTAAGGTTAACGTTCCAGTCGTTGGGAAAGCAGAAGCAGGCAACACAACATTCATTGTGTATGGGCTTGCGAACAAAACTCGACCAGCATCAAAAGAAGAAACATTGATAGTGTTGGCAACCGTTGCGGTGTCTAAATTGTCAATCCAGGTTTTTGTATCCGTGGCGACATTACTCGCAAGAGCAGAAACGATATCAACAGTTTTTGCTGCGGCAGAAGCAGTCAGCACTTGAGCAATTACGCTAAGGCAGAAAAAACCTGCAGGTAGAGTAAGAACCTGAAGTATGTCACTGGCAGCGCCAGCGCTGGGAGGTGTAGTAGAGGTGTCAACAGCAGAAAAATCAATCGTTTTCGAAATAGTCGTATATTCCGTAGAAATGAATTGAAATTTTCCATCAGCACCCGTACTTAAATTATAGGTGGACATTTTTTATTTCCTTTAAGTTAGTTATTGTTTTGAACTACCCTGAATATATCTGTCTGCCTTCTCCATCAAGGCCTTGCGTTGTGCAGGGTCTTTAATGCGATGGATCATATAAGGCAGTTTTTGCATATCTTCAGAAGTAAATTCAGTTTCATTGGAGGTACCCATTTCTGGAACTACAGAGGAAGGCGTTTTCACACCCACTTCAGCAGAACCAATCTTTGGGCGTGAATTACTATTTTGTTGCGGTCTAGCAAACAACTTGTAATCAGTAATGATTTTATCAGCGTCTCTGTCGTTAAACTCTACGGTTCCTTCGTAAACGGCACGGTACATACTTGGTGCCTCTCCGTAAATCCAGGTCTTAAACTCATCAGATAGACGGATTTCGTCATAGTCTGAGTGTGTTTGTTTAACCAGTTGATCACGGAGACGAATTTTTTCTAAGAATTTAATTTGATCGGCATCTTCTTGCTGTTTTCGAATTTGACTCTCAACATTCATTAGTTTCTGATTAAAAGAACGATCCATCTCTTGCTTGATAGCCTTAGTGGCCCTTCTGACAACTTCCGTTGTGTCGGGAAGTTCCTCAGCGTAGGGTTCCAAAATGGAATCAATATAAGAAGTATCTTCTTCTGTTTTGTTCGCTTCACTTTCTAACTGAGACTTAATTTGTTGTAACTCAAGTTTAAATCTATCGTGCTCTGCGGCCCTTTCTTGCAATAGTCTTTCAGAATCAGCGGCCTTTCGCTGGGCTTCATTCATTGCTTTAACGGCAGATTTGTACTGCTTTTCTGAGATCAGTTTTTCTTCTTGGTTAGTTTCGGATAGGTTTTCTTTTGCACTCGATGTTGTATCCATAACTACTTCAGGTTTGGCGACAGACTCAGACTCCAATTCGGTTGCGGCAACGGGCTCACTGGGTTTGGCTTCTGGAATCATATTGCTAAACATTGAAGATTTAGAACCTGATTCTGGAAAAAGCCCACCCTCTGAGGCGAGTTGCTTGGCGAGTTCATTGGCTCGTTCGGCATTAGCACGGATTTCTTGTAACTTGGTTGACATAAAGTCTCCTTTGACGGCCTAATTGGCTTGGTCGTATAATTTGGGCTCACGGTCACGGAATTGTGGCTTGGTGGCCTCATCAAATAACTTAATAGCATCGTCCAACTCTTTGACTTCTCGCAGGGATTCTATGCACCCACGAATTCTCATTACTTCCTCAAAGTTAGTGACTCTCTCAAGAGAATCTCGCTTTTCAGAAATGAGTTGATCAAGCAAATCTTGTAACTTCTTCCAATACGGAGAATTCACAAGAGGCTTGATGTCCTCAAAGAGTTTTTCTTTGCTGTTTAATTGCATATCTTTATAATCCAAATTGTATCATATCAATATTTACATTGGCTGAGGAGGAGTTTGATTACCCATCATATCCATTAATTGTTCTGGGCTGATTTGTCCAGAAGCAACTGCTTGTTGCAACTCAGGAGGTAAGGCTTGTAGGATATCTGTCGATAAACCACTTTGTCCTTGGGGTTGTTGCGGGGCCGTTTGCGGATATCCAGCAGATCTTGAGTAATCCTTGGGAGAAGGTTGCATTTGCGTTCCAAGTTCAGGAGGCAACTGAGAAACCACATCGTGAGCCGCTGCAAGCGTTTGTGCTTTCATTGTGTCTAAAGCAATCTTCAGGGAAGGGGTCATTGCGTCTTGAGATAGGGCAACTTGTTCATAAATGGCTGCAAACAAAGGACTATCAGGCTCTGTCTTTTGAAGCATCTCAAGTAGGGCATCGGGTCGAGGCATCTCAGCCCGTCTCTTCGGCACGTTCTCAATGTCTGCTTGCTGGGCCGACTGTTGCATCATCTGTTTCTTAATCACTTCAGCCTGAGCATCGGAGTTCACCATATCGGTTTCGTTGAATCCCCTTGTTCTGATCCATTCTTTCAAAACGTTAATCTTATTAATGTACGGCTTGAAGTCAGGATCTTGCATTAAGGCAACCAACTCTTGCATATTTTGTCCACGGGCTTCATTACCAATGAGCCTTTGAACGCCACCCGCATCAATATTAAAATCACCTTTAACGAGCATATTGGACGAGTACTGCATATTCCAATCGTACATACGTCTAATCATAGGTTTAGTAACGTAGTTATCGATATTAAAAATCACGCCCTTAATGTAATTACTAGCCGCATTAAACAACATACTCATACCACTAGAAGTTCGGTTGTGTTGTCCCGTAGCCGTTCCAGCAAAACCCGAAGTCATATCAGGCATTGAGGTTACTTCTTGAATAAACATCTTAAAGTTATCTTGTAAGAGTTTGAGTTCTTGCAAAATACTAGGGACAGGAACAAACGTAACAGGCGGAGTCGTAATACCCTCAAGCGTCTTAAGAGGCCAGACACCCCAAGGCTTAATACCTTCAAACTTAAATCCATTAATCATTCGGCTTGTATCGTAAATGACTTGAGGCCCCGCAGCAATACCCATATTATCGACCATTGCTCTCGCAGCCGCATTAACGATGTCCTGTGGGTCACGCATCTTTTCGGGAACACCACGACCCCAAATGTTATAAAGAACTTTCTCATAAGGGCAAACCATATAGGGGATATAGGGTTGCTCTAAAGAACTAATTGCAATCTTAATACAATAATTTCCAACCGTCCAAATGCAAGACATATACTGAACGTTTTTGTCAAAGCCTTCGGGCATTTCAACGCCCGCCTTGTTTAACTCTTCTCCCGATAAATAACCCCAATATTCAAGGGCCACATATCGATCTCCTTGTACCAACGGAGTTTGACGCTGGTTAAGTGAATAGACACGGCTCTCCCATACTTCGGCAGTCCAGTTTCCTTTGGGGTAAGCATCAAGCACCTTTTCGATTTCTTTAGGTTGAAATCCATCGACTTTGTTTAAATCGATAAGTTGTGATTTGTTAAGTACTCTGCGGTGAACCGCCCACATACAATCTTTAATATCAAAAGCAGAGGGATCAGGATAAAACTCAAATGGAGAAACCGTTTCAAATTCTGGTTGAGGATCTTCATTAGAAGAAACCAGTTTAAATACTTTTTTAGTTTCCCTTTTGATACCAATCATACCCTTGATCTTAGTTCCAATTGTGGGTGATTCTTGCTCATCCACCATAACCCATTTTGTTTTTTGCCTTTGGCCAGAGAAAGGGCCCTTAACAACCATCGTTCCCAAAATAACTAAATCAAGAACGCCTGAAGAAAACTTTTCCAACCAATGGTTTTGTTTAAGTTGGTCAGCAATTTTTACACGCATATTATCGCAAGCAATATTGGAAGCAAGAATTCTGTTTTGCAAATCTTCGGGTATGTTGGCTTTTTCTGCTTCAGCCACACTTTTAAATCCTAGCGATACCAAATCAGGATCAGGCGTGGGCTTGATGTCCCAAGGGTAATCATCACCACCCGCCATCGTAGCCATAATCTGTGCATAGGCCGCCATTGATTTCATCTGAGTAAAGTTTAGAAACAGTCCAGACTTATTCACTTCATCGTCTGACGTATAGTCAATTCCATCAAAACTCATTTTTGACGAAAGCCATTTTTCCTGTTGCAAGAAGCGTAAGTTCTTGCACCAAGTAAACTTATCTTGGACAACTTTAGCAATACCTGTGGTCATTGAATAGGGTTGACCCTGCTCAATATTACCAAATTCCATTACCATTTATAAACTCCTAGTAACCAATCTTTTTGTTGTGGGGCTTCCATTGATATTTTACCTCATTGCTTTTATACAAGTCGGGAGTTGATACCGCTTTGTCCCAAGCCGTAACGCAATATCTAAACGCATCCATTAAGTCATCATCTTTCTTTAAAATGTCTCCGTTTTCCTTGAATCTATATAGCCTCATCTCTTTCAACGTCTCCACACAAGACTCAAAAATAAACAACTGTTCAGAGGCTATTTTTGCTCTTATAAATGATATACCGTAATTGACCCTATTGTCTGCAACAATGAGTCGGTCTTCTTCAAAAATATCTTGAAACATTTTGTAAGGAGAATCTCCGCTTGCAATAGAACGCTGACGAGAATTGGGGTCAATGGCAAATCGGCAAGGCCAATCCCTTAGTTTGTAGGCGTGATAAATAGACGATTCTCCTGATTGTTTGTATTCTTGATGAACATAGCCAACGCCTGACTCATCATCAATCGATAGCCTAACCGCACAGGTAGGATGGGAGATACCCACATCCAGTCCTGCAATCGTTCTCCATTTCGGACTAATAGAAAAATTGGACAACACATATTCAGATTCATCAAATTGATAAACCTTACCCGTACCAATGCTCGGCCTTCCAAACTTACGGCTTTCTATTTCGTGGGGACTGAGGCCCGCAATTTGTAATTTCTTATCTTCTTCGGACAAATGAGTAACATCATCCCAAGTCAGGAAGTGAACTCCGTACATATCATCGTAATTGCTCATTATTTCGTCACAGAGAGGCGTTACGCCCTTCAGGGGGGTGAAGGTAAGGAAAACATATCCAGAGGCCGCAATCGTCCTCATTTTGGCTTCTTTATAAATATCTTCGGGCGGTTCCTCGTCACACCACACTAAATCAACAGTAGAGCCTTGAAATTTCTCTCGGCCCTGATCGTAAGAGAAGAACTGAATAACGCTTGTACCGCCTGATCTATGCTTAATCCTGCAAATATCAATGGCTCCAGGGAT